GCAACCTTTATCTTTTCTCTATTGGAAACTAGCTCTTTAATTGCTTTCGCAATAAAATTGCTACGCGCCAAGGCTTCAGGAATTCGTGGACGAATAGATTTACTCATCAAGAGATAATCTAAATCGTAAACGAGATCCAGTCTTTTAAATATACTCTTACAACCCGAAATGTCATCATTACGGATTGCTTCCATGAGTGAAAACTCTTGGTCTTCAGAGAAAAATAGGACTGCCATTGGCGTGTAAGAATCAAGCCATTCAATGGCTTGCCTCTTTAGTATGTTCCTTTGGGCCTTATTTGTATAACACCACTTCTTAACTGAGATATTCTCTTCAGGAATGGATACCCATTTGAGTATTTTATTCAAGACGAGTGTGTCTGCAGCATTTATTCTTTCGATGAAGATTCCTGTTATTTGCTCTTTAAAGAGCATATGATCGTAATCTGGTTTGAACCAGATTAAATCTTTAAACGGAGGAGTCTCCCGCAGTTCAGGACTTACCTTAATAGGGGTCTTGCGTAGGGGGCTTAAACTAAGTAATAAAGACCAATATTTGCTCTCGCAAATGTTGGCAAGAAGTGGAATTTTAGTTATTGGCAATTCTGGGTATCCTCTAGACTCGAGAGAGTTTAGAAGTTCCGGGAACTGAGACGAGCTTTCAAATGAAGTTTTAACTTCATCTGCTGGAACAATCGTAATCTCTCTCCCGTTGTAGAAAACGCGTTTAGCGAGTTCGGCAACATGAGGTTTATTACATTGTACGTCAGGGATCATATTACTCAAATTCTGAGTTTCCTCATGGAAACCCTTAATTTTGGAAATACCAACCCCTTGACAGATACTTACTACTTCTTTATAAATAGAGAAGCTGTAGGATCCAAGCATAGAGACGTCGTCTCCAATGACAAGGTACTTAGGTTTTATGTCGTCGTAGCTTTTAGTAAAGCTTTTCGAAACATACAGGTAAACCGATTTTAGCATAATGTGGTGCCATACTGCGAGCATAGCCCAGGAGCTGAGAAGCCCCATGGGTTGGCCACAAGTATAACGGACATCGCGCCCGTCAGGAAGTCTAAACTTCCTATCTGACACGATTATCCTCCACAATTTTGCGAACCTCGGTCCTGCTATTGCACAAATTATTTCAGTTTGTACTTCGATCGGTATACTGTCAGTAGCAGCAGATAAATCTGCAGACTCGACACGGTGTAAACCATGTTCGGACTCAGTCCATTGTTGGACTATTCTACTAACACGATCCTGATCAAAAGTGCCATCCTCTTCAAGCGTCCTTAAATATCTGAAAAGATATTTATGGAATCCATTGAGAGCTGACTGACTGAAATAATC